CCTAAAAAAGAAAAGTATGATGGTACTTTAAGAATGAGTATCTTAGGTAAACCTGCTAGACAATTATGGTATGATAAGTATTCACCTAAAGAAACAAAAGAATATGATGCAAGTAATAATTTAAAATTTTTATATGGACATATTATTGAACATTTAATTTTATATTTAGCAGAATTATCAGGACATAAAGTAGAAGATAGACAAAAGAAAGTTAAGGTAGATGGTGTTAAAGGACATATGGATGCTAAAGTAGATGGTGAAATATGTGATGTTAAATCTGCATCACCTTATAGTTTTAAAAAATTTCAAAATGGTGAGATAGTTAATGATGACCCTTTTGGGTATCATGCCCAGTTATCAGGATATGAAGAAGCTGAAGGAACTAAAGGTGGAGGTTTTCTTGTTGCTGATAAATCAAGTGGTGATATATGTTTTTACAAACCAGATGAGTTAGCTAAACCTGATACAAAAACTTTAATAAAAGATTTAAATACTAAATTAGCTAGTGATGTACCACCTGAAAGATGTTATTCATTAAAGACAGAGAAAAATGGAAACAAAGTTATACCAGTTGGCTGTCAATTTTGTATACATAAGTTTGAATGTTATTCAGATGCAAATAAAGGTAAAGGATTAAGAGTATTTAAATATTCAAATAAGAATGTATTTCTAGCTGATGTAGTTAAAGAACCTAATGTAGAAGATATAACAAAAGAATTTACAGATGGAATTAAAACACAAACACTTGCTAGTTAGAGCAGAAGTATTAGACCCTCCTAAAGATTTAAAAGTAATGAGGAAGTGGACTAAGAATTTAATAAAAGATATTGGTATGAAAATACTTGCTGGTCCTTATGCAAAATATTGTGATGTAAAAGGTAATAGAGGATTAACTTGTGTGACTATAATAGAAACATCCCATATAACTTTACACTCATGGGATGAAATGAATCCTGCATTAGTACAGCTTGATGTTTATAGTTGTAAAGAATTAGATGAAACTATTGTGTTTGATTATGTTTATAAATTTCAACCAGTTAGAATGTCATATAGATATTTTGATAGAGAAAATAATTTTAAATTAATAAAATTAAAAAAATGAATACAAAGAAAATGAAACCAATTAGAAGAAAAGCTAAAGTTATATTAGTTGAGTGGTTAAAAAATTTATTGAATAAAGAAGAACAAGCTAAAGTAAATGTAAAAAATGTATTAACATTATTGCCTAATCAAACTCATTACTTTAGTGGTGATACATTTAAACTTCAACCATGGTCTTACAAATGGGTAGTCAAGAAGTTAAAACGCAACCCAGAGTTGACAATAGATGATTTAAATGCTATGTTGCAACCAAGTGAAAAAGATTTAAGAAGAAAAGAAATGATAGAAAAAGGACCATTATAATGACACATAAAGATATGTTTAAAGGTACTACATATGATTCATTAAATAAACAAGTAGATGGTAATCATTATTCTAAAATGAAGATTCAACCTGCTGAGTTTATAAATGAAAATAATTTATTGTTTGCAGAAGGTAATGCTATAAAATATATATGTAGACACAAAGCAAAAGGCAAACAAAAAGATATTGAAAAAGCTATTCACTATCTTGAAATGATAATAGAGAGGGATTACTCATGACTAAAGAATCACAAATAACACAATTAGAAAAAAGAGCAAGGGGTTTTCGCAGAATTATTTCAGCATTAAATGATTTACCTATGTATGGTATAAACAGGCACATAGATAAAATACTTCATGTTAAAATTGATGCATTAAAAGAACATCTTAAATTAAAGATAACAAAGAATAATGAAAAGTTAAATGAAATGTATACTGAAAGTATAGATAGTTTAGCTGATGATGATGGACAACATGGAGATGTTGGTTATAAACCTGAACCAGTAAGAAAAGTAGAGCCTATTGGTGAATCATTTACAAGTAAAAGTTATAACAAAGACCATGCAACAGATATTAGTTTTGAAAATGAACAACAACAAACATTAAAAAATAATCATAATCAGGATATATAATGAATAATGTATTAGGTTTAGATGGTAAACCAAAACAACCTACAGGTCCAGTTTATCATATGCGTCTATGTTTAGTAGGTTCTGATGATATAGATATTAAAAATGTACAAACATTTGGTATAGCTGAAGATGGTTTCTTTATGGTAAAGAGTCATGATAATACTAAACTACCAGTATTTATGACTAATCCTGCAAGAATACAAACTGTTGAGGTGTATAAAGATGGCGATAAACCTTTAACAAAAAAGAAAGGAGCAAAGTCAGATGATGACTTTCTTCTAGATTTATTAAAAAGAAATCATGCAGCAGAATCGAAAACTCAAAAGTAAAAAGAGAGTTAAAAGAAAAGAAGCTGAACTTATGGGCTTCAAACTTTTAATTAATAATCAAGGACAATTTATTACAGAAATAAAAAACTATCCTATGGATAAAGTTAATTTACATTTTCATAAAAATAATGCTGGTGTTATTACAGCAATGTTAAGAGAATGTAAAATTAATTTTAGTGATTTATCTGAAGAATTAGAAAAAATTGCTAGAGATGTATTTTATAGTTAGATTGCAGTTGCTTTAGCTTTTATAGGAGTACATCCAAACTTAATATAAATATTATATTCGTTAACATCCTCTCTACCTAACTCTATAATTTTTTCTGAAGATTTATTATACCCTTCTATCATACAATCATAAGCATCATTGTATTTTGTTTCAAATGTAAAAGGTGGAATACAGGTTGTTTGTCCTTCCATAACAGAACACATTATCATAGTTAAAACATATTTCATTTAATTACTTTCAATATTTTTTTCTCACCCATATAAATTTCAGTTTCTACTTTAAGTTTTTCACATTTAAAAACTACTCTTTCAGGATTTACTTCCTTCATAGCAACCCTCTTTGATTTTAAACAATGACTTAATGAATCTTTTGGAGTATGTTCTATCATACTACCATTTAAATACATAGTTAAAGCAAACAAAACTTCTATCATTTTTCATCCTTTTTATTACCACATTTACATCTAGGTGCAAACATTAATTTAATAAATTTTTTTATTTTATTCAGTATGTTTTCCATTTGCTCTTACCTTATCTTTTAGTTTTTCTACATCACTTAAAATTTTTTCTACATCTTTTTGTAGTCTTTCAATGTTTACTTTGTTGTGCATCATTTCATTCATTTCAGATTCTATCTTCTCAACCAAACCACTCATGTGTTCTACAAGCATAAAAAGTTCTGCTTCTCCAGCCGATTGACCTAACTCACCTCTAGGATATTTAATTCTAAATTCTGAGTTAGCTTCTAAATCTTTTTCCATTAACTCTAACTTAGTGCTATGTTTGTTTAGAGTTTCTATTACTCCAAAGTATGCCCACACACCTATAGCAACAGCAATTACTATACTAATGAGATTTCTCATTGGCATACTTATTGCAGTACTATCTGATATCTTCATTAATAACTACCTGGGTTTCCAAATATTGCTAATAATACTATTAGTATAATAAGAATACCTGTGAAATAATAATTCATAGTTGCACCTCATAAATTACTTTTTACCATTTCTCCAAATTTGTGTTCCTTTTATACCATACACACTAGCCACGACAAGAATCCACAAATTAGTGAACCATTGGGGAAGCTGTGAAAAGTATTCAAAAAATAATTTTACCTTGTCCATAGCAGCAGGGTCTTCTGATACGACTGCCCAAGCTAACACAGCTACAGGAGCTGAGAGGACCAATAAAATAAATTCGTCTTTCCAGTCTGATTGTCTTGCTTCTAATAATTTACCCTGATATTCTGTTTCACCTCTAGCCATCTTAGCTGCGTGGTGATGTTGTGCATCAGCCATCATCATCTTAGTCTCTTGTCTTTTTTTAAATATGTGAGTACCAGCTTGTAATGCAACTTTTGCTAAACTAAACCATGCCATTTTTTTCTAGCCACTCCTTTACATTAAATGAAGGACATTTTTTAACATCATCTACTTCATAGTGTCCAATAACTTTTTCTATGTTATATTTATCTTTTAGTTTTGTTACTATTTCTTTTAATGTTGAAAATTGTTCTTCGTTAAAATTGTTTTCCCAATCACCATTTTTATTAGAACCACCTATCATACATATGCCTATTGATGTTCCATTAACTTGTCTAGCATGAGAACCAGTTCTATGTTCTTCTCTACCAGTCTCTAACTCGCCAGACCTACGCACTACATAATGATAACCAATATCATCCCATCCATTATCAACAACGTGCCAATGTTTTATTTTTTCTACACCTATATCCATATCTTCAGGTGTTGCCGAGCAATGTATAACGATTGTATCTGTTTTAGTTCTTGGTGTCATATATTATATTTAATTTACTGGGCAGAGCATGGCTACTTTGTGATTTCTCATGATGCCCAGTAATAAGATTATTTAATCTTAATTGTCTTTGCTTTTTTCTCTTCAGGTATTTCTTCAAATAATTTTATATTTAAAATACCATCTTTGAAATCAGCCGAATCTACTTTGATGTATTCAGACAAAGTAAATTTTCTAACAACACTTCTTGATGCGATACCTTGATGTATTAAACTATCATTGTCTTTATCTTCTTTTTTAGCTTTGATAGTTAGTACACCTTCTTGTAACTCACATTCAATATCAGATTTAGTGAAACCAGCTAATGCCATTTCTATCTGATACTTACCTTTACCAACTTTTCTTATGTTGTATGGAGGAAAGTTAGAAGTGTTTATTCTTGAGACTTCATTTAGTGAATCAAACATTCTATCAAAACCGATAGAGAAGTTTCTAAATGGGTCAAAATTTATTAAATCGTATTGTGTCATGTTATATCCTTTCGTTAAGCGATTTAAATTTAGTAACCCCTAATGGGCATTACTTTACTATATTATAGTAATTTTTTTATTCCTTGTCAACAAACAGGTTATTGTATACACTCTTTAATTCTTCCCTGTTTTTACCATCAATTCGTTTATTCAATATACCTGTGACATTTGATGACCAGTTCTTATTCTCTGCATATCCAGTATCAGCTATGGCTTTTATTATATCAGCTTTACTAGCTTCACCATTATTAAACGCAGCTATTGTATCTCTTACCCCTTGATATTTTTCTGAGTTAGCTACCATATTTAAAAAATCTTTTATAGAATCTTCTTCAGTAGGATATTTTTTTATTTTAGCATTACTATTTTTAGCTTTAATATGTGGTACATCTTCGTTAAATGTTTGTATATTAAATAAATTATTACTTCCATCTTCTATAAATCTTGAAGTACCCCAACCAGTCTCTTCACTATTGATAGCAATTATAATATCATTAATTTCAGGATATACTTTATTAGTTTTATATACTTTTTCTGAAGTATTTAATAACCAAGATTTTTTGTTTGGTTCTAATGGTGATACATTACTATAATCTTTTTCTACAACAACATCAGTTTTTTTAGCAGGTAATATTTTATTTTCAACAGCTTTATTCATTTCATTAACACCCACACCTGTTGCTATTGTTGCAGCAGCAGCTATTGCAGCTAAATCTTTTTTATTCATATCTTCCTCACTTGGTTTCTTTTTTGGAATTACAACATCTCCACTTTCATATTTTACTCTACCACCTTTACTAAAAGGTTTTAACTCTCCACCACTAAAACTTGTTCCTGTTTGTATTTGTTTATTTCCACTAAATAATCTACTAAATAATCTTCTCCAATTAGGTAAAGGAACAATTTTATTACTTACTATTTCTAATGCCCTATCTTTATTACCTTTAAAAAATCCTTGATAAGCAGCATCAATAGGTGCAGTTATAGTTTGAAAAAAAGGTGCAAATGCATACCAAGGTTCTCTTGAACCTGGACCAACAAATCTATTAGCAACTAATTCAGGTAGCCATCCTATCATACCAGATAATCTACCACCTTCTGCCCACCATTTTGCAGTATTAGCATCATAATCAGTTACTACTTCTCCATGTTTTGCTAGTTCTCTTAATGATTGAACACCACTATATAAAGGTAACACAGCTAGAGTTTTAACTAAAGTTTTTGCATTACCATTTTCTATTCTTGCTAAAATTTTATTTGTCTGTGCAGACTTTGCCATAGCCCATGATAAAAATTGACCCCATATTCTAATCCATTGATTTTGATTTTGTGTAAATAATAATCTATTTGATACTTGAGGTATAAGTGCATCTCTGTTTGCTGTTATAATACCAGCTTGTTCTAATAATTTTTTATTAGAAGCTATTTTAATTGTGTCATTAAAAGATTTAACTTCACCTATTTGTAAACCTTGTCTTGCATTAATACCATATTTTTGTAAAAAATTAATAACTCTTTGTGCTTTGTTACTATTTATTCCTGCACCTTTATTTACAATATTATATAATTGTCTTGATAAATAATATGCATCAGCAGTACCAGTATTATATGCAAATCTTCTAGCATATCCAGTTAACCATTCTAATCCTAATCCTTTAAAAAATAAATTATTAGCTGTTTGAGTTGGATTTTTCATACCCATCCATCTAGTAGCATTTACAACATCACCCTCACCTATACCTGCAGAACGAATTAAAGCTTTTGATAATTCATTATTTATATCATAGTTTAAAGCTTTTGCTAATCCAGTTTCATTTTTTGCAGTTCTTGAAGTTTGCATCCATCCTTTTACTATAGACCTCCATTGTGATGAGTTTTGAAAAGGTTGAATTAAATCACCTAATGATGAAATAGTTACTCTACCTAACATATTTAAGTTAGATAATGTTGCAAGTATTGATGCACTACCAGAAGCAGCTCCATATAATTTTTGACCATATCTATCAAAGTATGCATCAATAGTATCTATAACAAGATTAGATTCTTTTATTGCAGCTTTGTTTGCTGCTTCAGTTTTTAATCCTGACTTAGCATATTTATTTTTTATTTGTTGAAATAAAGGTTGAAGTAATTCTCCATTAGTTCCAAACTGCCTAGCAAATGCTATTGACTTAACAGATTTATTTACTAAGTTACTTAATATATAACCTGCATCATTTACTAAATATCCACCTTTTTCTAATACTTCTTCTACTAATTTATATGGACCAACTAAACTTCTTTCATGCATTATGTGGTCAGATACTGGAGTATAGATAAATTTCTTACCTTCTTTTGAAACACCTTTTTTAGCACCAACACCAAATATTGTTTCCATAATTTGTCTATTAAATACTGAATCACCAGCAACTCTATGTCCTGATATGTATTGGTCAGCAGCTTTTTTAGGGTCTTTAAAATTTAAACTTTTATATATACCCTCTAATGTTTTTCTAAATGCTTCTGGGTCTCTATTAATTTTATCCCAGTTTAAAACTCTAGGAAAATAATCTGCTAATTCTTTTTTAGCAAAAAATCCTGCATCAGAGTGTAAAGTTTTTACTTCATCTAAATAAGATTTAATATTATTAGATAGATTAATAATTTTTTGTGGTGTATCTTTTGTAATTTGTTTACCTCTATTTATAGAAACAGCTAATGCTATCTCATCATCAGTAAAACCTTTTACTAAATTTGCTGCTTTTCTATAAAAATATCTTTCCATTTGTTCTGCAACAGCAATAACAGATTTTTCTTGAACAGATGAATCAACATCTCTTAATAACATTCTACTTATTTTTTCAGTAGCACCACCAAATGAATTTAATTTTGTTGCACTTGTTGAAGCAAGAAGACTTCTAACTTTTTGCATAGTTAGTTGAGTCATCTCTCTATCTATTAAACCTAATATTTTACCTTTTTCTGCTTGAGTTCCAAACTTAGCACTTCTTTGAATCATCTTTTGCATCTGACCTGCAAATGCTCCAGCAGCAGCCCAATACATTAAATCAGTTTCATCATCTCCAAACAATGTTCCAAATACAGCACCAGCTCCTGCTCCTACTAAAGGTTTAACAGTAGCCGATAATAAACTTGTAACTGCTTTATCAGTAAAACTTTGAGAAGCTTTTAATGCTTCTAATATTTTTGTATCTCTATTAGCTACTAACTCAGCCCATTTTTGAAGTTTAACTTGTTGTTTTTTTATTAATTCATTTTTAATTTTATCTGTAGCTGCTCTTGCTTTTATAATTTCTTTTCTAATATTAACAACATTTTTACTAATATCTTTTATTTCACTTCTTGTTTTTTTAAGAACACTATCTCCTTTACCTACTTTAAATTCAAATTTTTTCTCTTGTCCTTTTATTAAATCTTTTAATTTTTTTCTAGATTCTATTAAAGCATTTCTTTTATTTAATAATGTTTTTTCTAATGCTAAAAATTTACCTTCTTCTTTTGCAATAGGAGCAACAAAGTTTCTATTCCATTTTACTATTTGTTTATCTGCTTCTTGAACAGCTTTGTTATTAGCAGCAGCTTGAATAGTTTTTAGTTCTGGAACAGTTAAATTATTTTTCTTTGCTATCTTATTATCTAACCAATCAGATATTAATTTAACTTGTTTTTCTGTAGCTTTAGGGAATAATTTTTTAACTAACTTACCTCCAATAGGAAGGACAGCACCAACAGCACCACCAATAGCACCAGCAGTTCCTACTTGTCCATAATCTATTTTACCAGTTTTTGCTAATTGGTCTATAGCACTATCACCTGCAAGTAATGCAGCATTTAATGCAGCAGATGTTAAAGGATTTGTTAAAGCTTTAGCACCAAAATAATAACCACCAATATAATATGGGTCAGTAATATAAGTTAAAGCTTCACCTACCTTTACTAATCCACTATCTTTTGCTTCTTCATTTCCAACAAATTTCCAATGTTCTTTGTTAATTTCATCTTGTCTTATTTTTTCATTTAATAAAATATAATCTTCAAATGTCTTATCATCATCTAATATATCTTGAAACTTAGCTTTACCTATTCTAAATACATTACCAACTACATTAGTAGTTTTATCCCATCCATATTCTAACTTTTCTAAATTAGATATTTCTATATTTTCAGCATTAGAAAAATCTAAATTATTATTATTATTAGAACTAGAAACTATTTGATTATTATTATTATTATTTGATTGAATTGTTGAGATGTTATTCTCTCCTAGAGGAGTTGCTTTAGAAAAGTCTAATGCCATTTGACCTCCTATGGTGATTCGTTACTAGATAATTCTATATCAGTAGGTTGTTTTGATTTCCACAAATCATATGCTGCTTTTTCTTCAGTATTTAATTGGTCAACTTGACCTGTAGATTCTATAGTTTCCCATTTCATAATACTTTTACCATCATTTGATTTAATACCAACATCAGCTACAATATTAGAAGTAGTTGTAGTTGTTGTATCTGAAAGTTTATTATCTTGAATAGTTGTACTTGTTGATGTATTATCCCCTTTAGGAGCTTCTTCTGTTTTAACTGGTATTTCAAATCCTTTTAAGTTATTATCAATTGAAAATTTTACTAATTCATTTATAGTATTTACATCACCAGTATATAATCTTTCATAAACTGTTTCTGCAAGAGATTGAACATCTTTATCTTTATTATTTTCTCTCATTGCATTTGCCTTATTAGAAATATAAAGATTCATAGTATTACTTAAATTATTCATTTGTTCTTTATTAAAAGTTTTTACAGTTCCATCACCAAATATCATTTCATTATTTTGATTTACTAAAGATAATGGTACAAAAGTTGTTAGTCTTATATTAGCTTTAAATGGATTATTATTACCTTCATCTATATTACCACCTCTACCATCTAAAACATTTTTCATTTGATTATAGATAGTATCTGAGTTCCAAGTTTTACCTATATCACCATGTAATTGAGTTACAGTATAATAATGATTTAACATAGTATCATTATTATTTTTTATACTATTAAACATATATTCCATAGCATTTAAATTAGCTATTGCAGGTTGATTCATTCCTGTTATTTTACCATCAGTAGCATCATATTTATAACTTAATTCATCATTACCACCAAGTTGTGCAGTAGATTGTAAAAATTTAAATGTATTATTATCTTTTTTAGTTAAATCAAAATTTATTTTATCTCTTTGTTTTGACCATTCTGATTGATATTTATCAGAATTTTTAGTTTTTAAAAACTTAGACATTAAATCAGAAGTACCAGTACCACTACCTACTTCAACATCTAGACCTACTGCAGACTGGTCTACTTTTTGTTCTGTTAAATCTACAGTTTCAGCAGCAGCAATTTTACTTTGAATATCTTCTAATAATTTTTTATCATCAACACCTTTCTTTCTAAGAATTTTATTAATTAAAAAACTATCACCTTTAGCTTCTTTAATAGCTGCAACAGTTGCATCATTAATAGCTGTTTGTTCTTTTGCAGCATTAGCATTTATTTCATCAATATTACCTGATAAAGTATAATTAAATGTTTTACCTTTAAAATTATCAATAGCATCTTCTTTTTGAGTGCTACTAAAATCTTTCCAATTAGGCATAGTTAAAGGAAGAACTGTTAATGCATATGTTCTGTCATCAATATCTTTATTTTTAAATTTAACATTAGCAGATTCTATAGCATCAAATTTTTCTTTTTCTTCATAATAATTTTCTAATTCTTTTTCATACTTAGCATTTTTTTGCTTAATGAGCATATCTCTATTAGCAGCTAGATTAGCATTTCTAATTTCAAAATCTTCTTTAGTTAGCTCTCTATCTCTTTCAATAGCACCTTCTGCAAAACTAGCAAAATCTTTTAAACTAATACCCATTATTTATTCTCCTGTTCTTCTGTAGCTTCTTCTACTTTACTTGGTAAATCTTCTTTTATTTTAGATAACAAACTTGGTGCTACATCTTCTTTTGCACCTTCTTCAACAATTCTATCTACAACTTCATTATCATTATCATCTAATGTAATTGGTTTAACATTATCTTCTGGTATTTCTGTATCAGGGTCATCTTCTTCCCCATC